GCATTGCCGGTGACTTTGTTCACGACCTTGCCGATCGTGTTGTCATACGCGCCTTTGGCAAAATTGCCTATTCCCTGAAGCGCACCGGTCACGCCTTCGAGCCCTGCGGTCAGCGTTCCGAAGAAGCCTTCCGCAACGCCCTTGATAACGTCGAACACGCCAGTGAATATCGAAGAGAGCCCGTCCCATGCCGCCTGCCAGTCGCCAGTGAAGACGCCGGTCAGGAATGTGATCAGTCCGCCGAGGAGCTCTGTAATGCCATCGACAAAGTCTCTGACGCCGGCAAGGAAAATCACTATCCCCCCGCCAGCCATCAGTGCGTCAAATGCTCCGAGGACCCCGTTCACGAATGTCCCAACAAGGAAGTCGAGAACCGGCTGGACAACTTCCATCAGCCCGCTGAACGAATCGCCGAGTTGCTGGAGATATGGCGCGGCATTTTCGGACAGTGTCTGGATAGAAGCCTTGACCTCGTCCATGTGCGTGATGAATACCGCCGCAATGGCAACGATGGCACCAATGATTCCGATCACTATCGCGCCCGGGCCGGTGAACGCGGCAAAGCCTGCCTTAACCAGTCCGCCGGCGGCATGGATCTTGGAGAACGCGGTCATTACCTTCGAGGCGAAGATGATCAATTTACCGAAGACGAGCAGGCACGGACCGACCGCCGCTGCAATGCCCGCGTAACGGATGATCTGCTGCTTCTGCGCATCGTCCAGAGCGTTCAGCTTGTCGACGAACTCGGTGACCTTCTCGATAAGCGGCTGCACATACGTGCCGAGCAGTGTGCCGAAGCTATACTTTAGGACATCCAGTGAGGACTTCAGAGACTCTATCGAGCCGCCGAGGGATTCCATCATGGTACTGGAGAGCTCATTCGCTGTGCCATCCGAGTTCCGGATGCCTTCCTCCAGAGCCTGGAACTTCTCCGGAGCGGTGTCGATAATCATCAGCATCTTCGACATCTGGTTCTTGCCGAACATCATCGACGCGTACGCTTCTTTTTCCTGCGCGGAGAGCCCGCTGAAGGCAGCGTTCAGTTCTTCCTGGACGGTGATGAGATCTTTCGCGTTACCAATATCATCGAACATCTCGAAGTGAAGGGCTGCCATCGCAGTGCTCGCTTCCTTGGTAGGCTTTGCCAGCCTCGCCATCGATGTCTTGAATGCTGTCGCACCTTCCGCAGCAGATACACCGGAATCGCCCCATGCAGCGATAAGTGCAGCCGCGTCTGCGGTATCATAACCGAGCGTCCGCATGGTCGGCGCCATCATCTGGACGCCGTCGAGCAGTTCCGAGCCATTCGTATTCGCGAGGGCCTGCGCTTTCGCCAGCTGGTCGGCGACACGCGTGGTCTCTTCCATCTCAAGGCCGAAGCCCTTCATGATGTTGCCTAAGCCGGCAGAGGTCTGCGCGAGGTCTGTCGCGGTGCCCTGTGCGTAGTCCATCGCATTCCCCATCAGGTAAGCGATATCTTCCGCCTTGAAGCCCTGCCGCGCGAAGTTCAGCGTCGCCTCGCTCGCGTCCGCCATCGTGAAAGTGTGCGCTTTGGCGGCTTCGGCTGCTGCATTCTCCGCCGCTGCCCACTCTTCAGCGGACTGTGCCGCAGTGGCGCGGGCAAGCTCCATGCTCTGGGAGACTTCGCCGGCATATGTCACGGCTGCCGTTCCCGCAGCAACGATCGGGACTGTGACCGTCGCGGTGAGCGCTTTGCCCACGTTGGCGATGCCCTTGCCCATATCCGCCACCTGCTTGCGAAGGTTCTTGCCCTGCCTCCCTACATCAGTGAGCGCGGTCTGGAAGTTTTGCAGGGGAGTAGAAAACTCATCCGTTATTCGAAATATGGCATCTACAACTCTGCTCATTTAATCTTCCCCTTCAGTTCTTCGTTCTCTTTTTTCGTCTCTTCGATCTCCTGCATCAGAAAGACTTTTATGACGCGCCTTTCCGCAGGTCCCGCTGAGTAATACCTCGCGGGCATGATGTTCTTATGTCGGAACAGCATGTATGCCGTATTTGCATCACTGTCCGAGTAGATCAGTTTTTTATTTCTTTGTCCGTATCCTCATCGGTTCCGTATCCGGAGAGCGCCGTGATGGCGTTCGCCAGTTTCGTGATCTCGCCGCCGAGGAAAAGCTTCTCCGCGAGGTCCTTGGGCGTGGCGACCTTGAAGTGCTTCAGGAGCCGCTCATCCCTGAGGTCAGGGCTCACCACTCCGGCGATGACGATCAGCAGGTTTCCGTCGAATGACTTGCCGACATTGATGTTGCCCTTCTTGTCAGTAATCGACTGGATGATCTCCTGATATCTCCGTCCGGAGATGGGCTGGTATTCAACGATAAAAGGCTCCCCGAACAGTTCGGACAGCCTGCTGATTTCCATTTTCTCGTTCTGTACGCCGCGATAATCATCGGCGTCGATCTTGAGCATTTTCTCGATGATTGTCATGTCTTTATCCCCTTTTTGTGAAAAAGTTCGGGCCCGGAGCCTGTCGCGCCGAGCCCTCCCTGGTCAAACTCAGATAATAGCGTCGAGATACTCCCAGTCTTCAAACGTGAAGCTGTAGTTCTCTTCGCCGAGGCTTCCACTCTCCCAGTCGGCGAGAGTAGCCTTCTCAAATTTGCAGCCATAAGCCGCGATTCTTTCCGCACCGAGCGAATCAGGATCATCCAGCTTGGAAATGATCGTGAAGGACGGAGTCTGCCCTGCCTTGATCTTGTCAGAGACCTTTTTCGCGACGGTGGAACTGACCTTGTTCAGCGTGATCTCGCCCTCACCGTTGATCCCGGTCATCTTTTTGCCAGGCATCAGCTTGCGCGGCCGGCGGACATCCTCATAGTCGATCGTGACTTCCAGACGGCACTTGGTGCTTTCCGCCATGTACTCACCATCGATCCACACCTCGCCGTAGGTTCCGCTGATGACATTCTCAGAATTGAAATTATTCATTGCGTTCTCCTCTTATCAGCCGATATAAACATCCAGGACGATATCTTCGATAGCATCGACGAGGCGGACCACTGCACGGAGGTACACGATCGAGCCGGTCGGCGCTTCCTTGATCTGCTGCTCAGTTGCGTCGGCAACATCGATTTCCTGTCCGTCGACCACGATCTTTCCGCCGTGAGCGACAATGTACTCGCGGTTCTTGTCGATGTCGATCTCGCAGAAACCGGTAGACAGGACTGTCTCGTTCTGGAGCGTTCTGAAGTACTCGTTGATCGACGCAACCAGGACACACTTGCTGTCGTAAGTGTTCGGGTATTTGCCGATATAGTTGTCCTGAGCCGTGGTCATGATGTCGTCGTGCATCATATCCATGAACTCGACGAGGCGAATCTTCTTGAAGCTGTCGCCCTTGTCCGCGGATGTGCTCGTCAGGGAAGTGACGCCGCGGCAGATCTTGACCTTCTCGCCGTCCCAGAAGAACACAAGCTTGCCGGCATCAACAGCCGCATCAAGTTCCGTCTTGGTCATGCGGACGCAGTCGCTTGCCTCCGGGATCGGAGCGTATGTGCAGGACCGGCTGGTGGAGGTTCCGCAGATGATACCTGCGACTCTCGCGCACGCCTGCTCTGCCGTGTATGCCGTGCCGTTGTAGGTGTAGCCGTTCACGACATTCACGATCGCTTCGTCATTCGACTCGGAGTTCGGAAGGACCGCCTTATAGGTCATGCCCATGTCCGCACGCTGCTGTTTGATCCACGTCGCAACAGCCTCAGTCTGCGCATCCGTCTCCACAGTCGGAGCGACCAGCCAGTTCCACTTCTGCGTCGCCAGATAAGCGAGCGCAGCGGTGTAGCTGATCTCTTCCGCTGTCGTCTGGATGACGTACACGATGATCTTCTTCGGAGCAGTGTCATAGCCGAGCAGAGCGTTCTTGATCTGCTGCTGGTTAAAGCTGCTCAGAGAGGCCGGGATGTCGCTCACAGACGAGATCACGTGAGTCGCCTGCGCGGAATCCTTAAGGATCATCGCGATCGTCCCACGCTCGCCTCGAGCCACCGTCTCCCTTGCCTTTTCAATAAATGCAATGTTAATACTGGGTGCTCCCATTGTTTGCTTCTCCTTTTTATGAACCGATTATTTCCAGCTCTCCCTCCAGAACGGCCTCGACCTCCATGTCCAGCTCCTCCATAAGAGGCGCGTCGGGCTTCGGGATCAGGACCTTTCTGGTGGTCGCGAAATCGATGGTGATCTGCAGGACATCGTTGTTCGCGTCGATCCAGCTGTAATCCATCTCGTCGACAGTGATCCTGCCGCTGTCTGTCCTGATCGACAGGCCGAAAGCCTCACGTACCGTGTCCACGATATCCAGACAGACCGCCTCGTCGTGCGTCTGCTCCAGATATGTGATGTGGTAGGTATAAGCCTCCTGCACTGCGTTCAGGCTCTGTCTGGCGTACTGCCGGGGCACGATCTCCGTGAAGAATGCCGGCCTTGTGTATCCGTCGTAAGTATCATTTCCGTAGACCGGGATCTTACTCTCGAACGCATTCAGCAGTATGCTGTTGCAAGCCTTTTTAATATCTGTCAGCTTCATAGGTCATGCTTCTTCAGTAGTTTGTTGACGTGCTTCTCAATTCTCGTGGCAAATTCGCCATTGTTCCATTCGTTCCTGGTCTTCTCGCAGTAGTGCTTGCCCTGCACGAATCCCATCGGGATAAGGCGCTTGCTGTTCTTGTTGCTCTTGCCTTTGTGCTTAGCTCCGTTGATGGCCTTGCCCGTGCGCATTAGCGCATACCGCTCCGGAGAGACCAGAAGGTTATGCCCGTTCTCCACCAAGTGGAAGTGGGGAGCCTTGTTGGTCAGCTCCGCACCGACATCCATTCCGTGCATATCCTGGAGCCGGTCCTTCTTCCAGCTTTTTGATACGGACTTCTTCCCGCCGGATTTACCATCATGCGGAAACTTTTTGTTCACATCCCGCTTGAAGTCGTTCGTGATCTTCTCAAGTTCCGCTGTGGTCTCCGACGGATACTCCCGGAAAAGGGCAGCGGCATCGTCCCGGAGCTCATCCAGTCCGTGTATGTCAAACGAAGCCGTAGCACCAGCCATTACTCTTCCTCCGGGATAACCTTATCCTTCATCTCCGTGCAGTAGATCTCGAGCGCGATGTGCTGGAAGTCGATGTCGATGATCGAGTTGATCTCGAACTGATGGCTCCCGCGCACAAGCACGTCCTTCTCCGTAATGCCGGAGCGGTAACGAATCGTGATTTTATACTGAAGCGCGTTGGAGTCCCGGTAGTACTCGAGGAACTCCGTACCGCGCACCGGATGGATCTCAGCCCAGACTTCAGCCTTTTTCTTCAGTGTGACCTTCGAGCCTCCGAGCGGGTTCTCAATCTGCTCGTATCCCCAGATCGCAATCCGCTTGTTCAGCCTTCCGGCGTCCAGCGAATAAGTCCCCATGTCAGCCTTCCTCCGCTTCCGCCGGGACAAGGTTCACCGCGTACATGTTCAGGATGGTCTCTGCCGTCCTGTTCATGTAGCTGTTGCCTGTTCCCTTCAGGATCATGTACATGTCCCTGTTCGTGTAGAGGTCTCCGGCGACACAAAGGACTGCGACAGCGATGTCGCTGTGCTCGTCTAATTGTTCTGCTGTCAGCCCGGTATAATTTGCCGCATACTCCCGCGCTGCCGTCAGAAACGCATCCAGGGACGCGACCTCCGTTTCCGTAAGGTCGTCGGTCTCCATCCGCAGGTAATTCGCAAGATCTTCATATGTCAGCGCGCTTGTGGTCATTACTTCTTCCTCTTCGCCGTTTTCTTAGGCTCTGCTTCCGGCTCCGGCTTGGCCGCAGCAATTTCTTCCGCATATCCGGCTCTGATCATGTCCGCAGCGAACTCATCCGAGCAGGTAAGCTCCTGCCCGGACGAAGCTGCGTATTCAGGCCCGGCGAATGCGACGAGTGCCTTAATGGTCTTCAATAATTATGCCTGCTCAAGGTAAGCGACCGCCTGCTGGTTCTGGACCTTAGCGTCCGCCTCGATCCATGCGACGATGCCAACAGCGTGCTGAGTCGCGAAACGCTCGTTGAGCACCTGGACGGAATCCTCGACGGTCTTCGTTGCAAGGGCAGCGGCCGGATTGATGTACCAGACGGATTTCTTCTTCGTAGCAAGGGCTTCAGCCTGATCGGAAACATAGACCGGCTTGCCGAGCAGAGTGCCGGAGAAGCCGTTCTCGATCGCGTCGTTCAGCACGAAGTTGCCGGTGCCGGCGAGGACCTTCTTTACAGCGGTGAAAGTCGCGGGAGCCATGACCCAGATCGCGCCATTCTGATACGCGCTCTTCAGCGTTCCCTGGAGTTCGATAAGCTCGTTAATAGTGATCGCAGCAGCCGCCGCAGCAGTGACCTTCTGAGTCGCAGTGCTCAGACCGGTAATGGAGCCGGCCGTGCCGACGAGGATCTCTTTATCCATGAAGACTGCGATAGCAGCAGCCATCTTCTCGATGACGAAGCTGACCAGGTCGAAGTCGTTCGCGTTGATAAGAGAACGGGATACCTTGCACAGGACGCCGGCGAGATAGCCATCAAGCTCGACAGCAAGCAGCTTTGTGTCTTTCGCTGCCAGATCCTCGAACTCGGTCGCGTACGCAACAGTGATGTTGTCGCTGTCCGCCTTGACATAAGGGACCGCGACCTTGCCGCGAATGTCGAAGTGCTCGGACATTCTGTACAGCGGGCTGATGTCCTTCACTCTGTCGATGATCTTGTTGACAACGGTCTTCGGAATGATCGCGCCGTTGTCGGCTTTCGTGATATTCGCATCATCAGTTCTGTTGCGGATGATGTTCGCAAAGGTTCTGATGTCGAGCTCCTCCTGGGGCAGTGTTCTCTCTTCGGGCATTTCTTCTTCCTCCACTTTCTCCTCAACCTTCTTGAGGCTTCTGGTTGCTTCAATTGCTGCGATCGTGCTGTCGATACGCTCGACTTCCGACTTCATCTCGACGAACTTGCCGTCTTCTTCTTCCGTGAGGGCGCGGACCTCGGTCTTTGCTGTCGTGACCAGTTCTTCCATCTGGTCGACCAGTTCTGTCCGTCTCTCGTTGAGTTCTTTCAGTTCCATGTCTTTCCTCCGAACTAATTTCTCAAACTTCTGATAGTTTCTTCGTACTTGCTATAATCGACAGGCTCCGGCGCGGGCTCTTCCGTTCTGGTTTCTTCCTGAGGCTCAGGTTCGTCCATCACGGTGTAGATCGCGTCGTTGTCCATCGTCCGAGTCAGCACCTGTTCAGATGTGCCATCGGTTCTGGTATGGATAGATGTTCCTGCATATGCCGGGATCGCGTTATCGTCCACAATGGTGACTTCGCGCAGGTCCATGTCTGTGACGATCACCCTGCGGCAGTCGCTGGAGTACTCTTCGCGGTAGTCCTGTCTGACAAATCCGAACGACCAGCCGACCAGCTTCCGCTGTCTGGCCTTCGCTATAACTTCCGGATCTGTAACAGTCGCACGGGCATGCAGGCCAATGCTGTCCTCTTCGAGCTCGAGGTTCGTGCCGGTTCCGCCGATGACTCTCTCGTGGTCGAGCTTGAGCTGGATCTCCGTGTCAGATTCCTGCTTCGCCCTTATCGCGTTTGCGAAAGTGCCCGGCTGGATCTGCTCGTTGAACGGATACCCGAACTCATCTGTCAGCCTTCGGGAGTCTCGTCCGACCGCGTTCACATAACCTTCGATCTCTACCGAATCCGATCTAAGCGTTATCCTCATCTGTACCTCCTCTCTGAACATCTTCGGAGGTATCAGCGCTCGGCCCATTGCCATTCTGTTTCTGCTCCGCCCCTTGTGGAGGCGTCTCTTCCGCAGAAGGACCGGTCTCCTCGACCTGAATCTCGTTAATGTTCTGATTCATCGACCCCCACTTATTGGTGTTTGGAGTGTAAACAC